GCTGGCTCCTTTAAACATCGACCACACAAACGCTAGATACCCAATCAAACAAACAACACCGATAAACGTTGTCTTAAATCCCGCATAAAGAATTGCACTGGCGATAAGAAGTACTGCAACTTCCTGTTGATATTTACTCATCCCCGCCTCCGTATATTGATTCGTAGTCTTCGATACATTCCTTCAAGTAACCCATTCCATTTTTGGTGCGTGATGTGAACCTTGCTTTCTCAATTCCACCAAACTGCTCCACGATGCGAAGGCTTTCCAACTTCATTTTCAGGTCATTGATTTTTACTGGTTCAAAGCCAAGCTTCTTGAAGTACTCACCATCGTTATCGGTTAAGTTCCAAGCCTCATGAATGCCATTGTGAAATTCAAATTGTGGTTTTGTTCTGAAGTAGTAGCCATCTTGGTAGCTTTCAGCATTGCTAGGCGCACCCTCAATCACCTCTCTCGCCTTATCCACCCCGTACTCACGAATAAACTGCTCTGGTTTCATACCGCCTCCTTGTAACGTTTAGTAATGGCTTCCTGCTTAAGCTTGTCTAGCATTTTCAGCTTTCTTAATTTCTCGTAGAGATTCGCTGCTGCTCTTGTTTCTTTATTGCGAGTGCCGAGGTTGTAATCTCTGCGGAGCTTCATCATTGAGTTGTAATCTGCAAATTCGATCATGCTTTCAGCTCCCCTTTAACATTCAGCAAGTCCTTTGCAAACTGAGTTGCTTTGTAAGTTGCGTATGAGTCCTTTTCCAAGTAGCCGCTTTTAATTAATTCCTGCACATAGCATTGGATAGTGTTGTTAGGCGCATCTAGCACATAGTCATGCAAATCCTTCATCGTGAAAGGTTGTGTTGCATGTGTAGCGAATAACAAAATGTCAAAAATGTTTTGGAATGCTTTAACTCGTTTTATTGCTTTCACGCTGCACCTCCAAACTCTTGCAAGCTAGCGAGATAAGCAGGATCAAGATCTGCAAATGTTGCTCTTGCTAAATCAGTTCCTAAACGTACAGTTCCTACCTCACCATCACGGCACTTTCCGATGATGATTTCAGCAGTTCCTGCATCTTTTGAGTTCTTGTCGTAAACTTCGTCGCGGTAAATGAAAAGAATCACGTCTGCATCCTGCTCCAATTGCCCAGATTCACGAAGATCGGCATTAACTGGACGTTTGTTAGGTCTGTTCTCTAAGTTGCGGCTAAGTTGAGATAGAGCGAATACAACGCAATCAAATTCTTTTGCGATTGCTTTCAACCCTTTTGAGATTTCACCAATTGCTCTAACTTGGTTATCAGTAACAACTGGGCTTTTCATGATTTGTAGGTAATCAACGAAAATTGCGTCTACACGGCCATACTTAGCTTTAAGTAATCTTGCTTGACGACGGACATCAGAGAGTGATGCATTAGCCGTGTCATCAATTCCGAATTTGGCATTTTCAAGCATCTTGTTAGCCTGAACTAAACGCCCCCAGTCATCATCCTCAAGAAACTTAGACTTGATATTGCGAAGCTTGATTTGTCCGACACCTGAAACAATACGGTCCCTGATTTCTTCCTCAGTCATCTCAAGTGAATGGAACTGAACAACAAGGTCTTGGTTGATTGCCATATCACTCATAATATTTTGAGCGAATGTTGTTTTGCCCATTGATGGACGGGCACCAATCAGAACAAAGTTGCCACGACGTAGAGCACCGATTTTGTTGTCTAGTGCAATGAATCCTGTTCTTAAGCCCGTTTCAACATAAGTGCCGTTCTTTCGTGCAATGCAAGTTTCTTCTAGATCCGCATAGAGACGTGCTACAAACTCATTCACATAGGTAAGTGATTTCTTCTCAGAGTTGTCACCGATTTCAGCAATCATGTTCTGAGTTTTATTGAGCATCTCATCTAGGTTTGTGGTGAAGTCCTTTGCCATACCCTGCATAAGCACAGAAATGTCTACGAACTTACGACGAACCATTAAACGGTGAAGCTTCTCGATGTGTTGTTCCAGTGTTGAAATAAGCGTAGGCGCTTCTGCATTCAGCGTAAGCATGTACTGCTCATCAATGTGGTGAAGATTCAATGGGTTTTTCTTGATTTCGTCCCATACAAGAATGAAATCAATTTGTTCACCACGATCGTGGATTGCTTTAATCGCATCAAAAATAATCTGATGCTTTCCTGAGAAGTAATCACGGTTTAGGCGTTGAACATATTGATCTACACCATCAGCAAGAGATAACAAAGAAACTAATACACCTTGCTCTGTAGGGACTGAATGTAAGTAATCCATTATTTAGCCCCCTTGTATTCTTTGCGAAGTAAAACTGGGGCATTGCGTGGAGCTGTTTCTTGTTGCTCAACAACTGGATTTTCTAATTGCTCAAGCTCTGCATTTGTCTCCTGCCAATTCCAAGCTGCTTTGAAAGATTCCCAACCACGAACAACGATAATTTGGAATACACGCTCATTGCTAAGCTTTGCTTCCTGAGCTTGTTTGAAAACAAGTTGTAAAGCTCGTTGAGTTACTGGTTTTTTCTTCTTGTTACGAAGATCAAGATATTCAGTTGCTGTTTGTTCAGAAACACCGTTTTTCAACAAGAAATCTTTTGCTTTGAATTTTTGTGTTTTTGGTGCTGATTCAGCACAAATAATATCTGTAGTATTCTCTGTGTATTCTCTGTATGTATTCTCTGTATTAGATGGGCGGATTTGTGCATTCAGTGTGGCGCTTTCGTGCATACAGTCTGGCGCATTTGTGCATTCAGTATGGCTGTTTTGTGCATTCAGTATGGCGGAATTGTGCATACTATTAATATCAATGCTTTCAGAGTATTCGATCAAAGCTTGATATAGGTTTTCACGCTCTACACGGTAGTAAACACGACGAGGCACACCCATCTTTTTTTCAGAGATGAATTTAAGTGATTTAAGTGTTGCTCTAGCCGTATCTTGCTCACGACGAGTAAGACCAGTTTCTTGAGTCCACTCATGATGTGTTTTGAAGATCCAACCTTCACTGTCTTTAGTGCGAGAAGTCCAGTAGACCAATTGAGAGAGCATCAAAGCTCCATTGATCCCACATCCTAAAAATACATAGTGCTTGTTGAATGCTATTGGCTGTTCGTTCATAGCTTCAATCAACTTAATAATTGGAATTGCTGCACCCATCAAACACCTCGCAATACAAATGCGGCTAAGTCAGCTTTTGCTTTAGCTAATGCCATAGAGTTTTCGAGAGTTCGATTAAGCACATAAGCCTCAACCGCTTTTTGAAACAAACTAATCTTCCGATTTAGTTCAATGTCTGCTAATATTTGATGGTTCATTTGGTTCGCTCCGATTGAACACTGAGCCTGATCCACGAAATCAGGCTTTTTTATTTGTCTAAAATCCCGTTAATCCCTTCCGATCCCTCTGAAAAGCTGACTTCTGTACTCAATTCCCGTACTAAAGCCGACATTCCCAAACGCTCGAAAGATTTTGCTTGTATATTGAATACATGCCACTCGCCAACTATCTCTTTTTCAATAAGAAAACCTAGATAGGCCGCGAGATCCTTTTCTTTAACATGAGCAAGTATTTTTGCTCGTTCATGAATTTCGGGAGATAAGCGCACATGCGTAGATTTTTTTTCAAGACTCATGAGACCCTCTTAACTGGTAGTGTTGGTTCTTGTTCAAGCAACTTGAATGCAGCAGCTTCAGGTACAAATTCACCCCACTGGTAGACTGCTTGACGGCTAATTTTTAAGAGTTTTGCGATTTTTGGCGCATTGAACCGAGCCAAAACATCAGATGTTTTCATCTCAATTCGCATATTTATTCCTTATTTCGACTTTGCTTTGTCAAGTCTACTTTACTGTAAAAAGTTTAGCAAGCTTTACAATCGAAAAGTTAAGATTTCTTTACATTTTGTTTATGGCAATAGCCATGAGATTTACACTATGAGCACTCTTCAAGAGCGAATGTCTTTAGCTATAAAGCACTATGAGTCTCAAACTGGTAAAAGATTCAAAAATACTGAGTTGGCTAGATTTGCTGGTGTGAGCAGAGCTAATGTTGGACTATGGGTAAATGGCCCAACCCAAGAATTAGAGGGGTCTAATTTAGTTAAAGCTGCTGAGTTTTTAGGTGTTTCCAAAGATTGGCTTGCTGGACAAAGTAATAAAATGGTTGCCACACCAATGGATGGCAGTAGCGCACAATTAAACGTTCTAGATATTGAGGCTTTTAAGCAGAAGTACAACATTCCAGATAATGAAGATGCTGTTAAATTTGTTCAAACCGCAGTTAAGCCTTTCCCTATTCAAAAAAGATACGTTCCTGTTAAAGCCTATTCAAAGATGGGTATGGATGGGTATTTCACAGATATGGGTTACGAAGGTAACGGTGGTGATGGTTATGTTCCAACCCATACAGCGGGTCCAAGAGCCTATGGTATTAAAGGCACTGGCGACTCAATGTTTCCAGCAATTCGTAATGGCTGGTATGTAGTTTGCGATCCAGATGCTGAACCGGTTCCAACTGAATTTGTACAAGTGTGCTTAAAGGATGGACGCTGCACAATTAAGGAATTTGTTGGAATAAATGGTGGGGTTTTGAGTTTGTTGGCTGTTAATGGTGGCGAACGCCTATCTTTTGACATGGATGAAGTTGAAAGTATTACCGCTATTACAGATATCGTGCCGCCAAGTCAGCACAGACAAGAACATCCTTATTCGCATTAATCACAGGAAGACTTATGGACAACTCTAAACTACCAATCAACCAGATTATTGCTCGCATCAATGATGCTGCGAAACATGGTGAAGCTTTGGTGCTAACAGCCGAAGAAGTAAAGATTCTTTCTAAAGATATTGGCGACAAAGTCTTTATTCCAGTCCTTACAAATGAACAAGTTGTTCAGTTGGTAAAGGAAGGAAAGCTTGGGCAGAAGATTAATAACACCAAAGATTAATAAACTGTGAACCCGACACAGTACTTTATAACGGTTCGGGAATAATTTTGGAGAAGCGCATGAGTGGGAATAGGTGCTTTGGAGACCTTGATGAGGGGAAAAGAATACTGGAGGCTCCAAAATATTTTGAGTCCCCAGTTAAAATGACGAGAGAAATAAACAATCTGTCACTTTATAAATTTTCAGGAGCTCCAATTTACGAAACATCAACCGAGCTAAATATTGTGGGGTTAAGTATATTTTTAAGAACAAATATTGCACCAGATTCAATGAAGCATAGTTTTGGTTTGGTGCAGAGAGTTGGGAAAAAGACTAACTGGCTTTACGATCTTTGTGTATATCCAGAACATCAACGGTCACATGTTGATAAAAAGAAGCGTGAAGTTTTTTATGGACCACACATTCATCTTCTTGATGACTCATTTGAAATTGACTTATCTTACAATCTTGAAGATTGGCAAAGATGGTTTCAACTTTTTGCTAAAAATATTAATTTGCAAATTAGGTCGAGTGATATAATGGAACCTCTTGCGGGGGAGTTACTACTATGAGTGCACATCTTTCAGATACAGTCTTGAATGCTTTTATCCAAATGTTTTCTGATCAAGGAAATTCTTGTGGCTTCACTCTACCCCTAGTTTTTCCAAATGGGTCTCCAGCAGTAGTTTATGCGCATAAGAATACACGAGATCAAATTATTCTAAGTGACTATGGACTAAATGTTCGTCATTTTGAAGAATCTGTATGCGTGGAAAATTTTGATGCGATTGATAAAATTAAATACTTTTGCAAAATGTATGAATCTATTTCTGTACAAGATGGGTGTTTGGTTGCCGAGACATCAATAAAACAACTAGATTTTACTGTAATTGAATATACTGAACTTCTTGGAAAGCTAATCAATTACCAATACAAATCAAGATCACATCAAGCAATTGATGAAATTCTAGATTCAATTAGAGTTGTGCTAGAAAAAAAATTCCACTCGATTGAAGTAAGCCCTAAACTTGCTGGTCGCTCTGGGGAGAAATACCCTTTTAATTTTTCACACAACAACACATTTATTGACTACATACAAGCAGATAAGAATAAAACAAATTATCAATTGAGAAAAATGATTGATACTCAAAATTTAAATGATAATGTTTCCTTTAATATTATTATTGATGATACTGAAAATGATAAATATAAAGCGGAGCAAGCTATTCTTTCTGACTATGCTGTAGTTCAACCTCTTTCAAAATTTCTTCGTCACTAAATTAGGTAGTTAAACCTAACCATCCAACCCACCACCCCGTGTGGGTTTTCTTTTGTCTATTAAAGCATATTGTTTAGTGTAGTTTACAATAATTTGTAAATACCTCTTTACAACAAATAATATGTAAAGTATTCTTTACTCATTCCTTAACAAAAAGCACGCGAGACCGACTAAAACCTGCGTGCTTTTACTCAATGAGTGAGATAAGTATGAATATAAAAGCCAACATAGTCAAATCCATGGGATTCGTAGGAGTAGTTAGTGCTCTAACTGCTGCTTATGCCTTCACCCCTGCTAATAACGAACCTGTAACGGTTGCAGCTCCTTTCAAAGTTGAATCAATCGACCCTGAAAATGAACAAGCAGTACTTCAAACTGCAAATGAAAAGTTCACTTTAGAAGTTGATTTTGATGCTCAGTACTCAATTGATGGCAACGGCTATCAAGCTTGGCGTGAAGTTGAAATTAACGAGATTAAAGACATTCGCGTTTATGACGAAGATGGCGAGGTCTTAGCTTACGTTGATCGTTTGGACGTAGTTGAGATTAAAGATCTTATCGAATCAGGAATTAGAGAGCGCATTTAAGCGCTCCATGGTGAATGTTATGAATGCACATCCTGAAATTATCGAAGTATCAAGACTTCAAGCTCTTATTAAAGATTCTGTAAATGCCCTGCTCCCACTTTCTAGTGAGAAAGATACAGTCATCACTGATGGCGGCAATTGGATTCATCTTCGCTATGTAGGTCGCGGTACTGAGCAGATCCAATTAGAGCTAGGTGATCAGTTTTCTATTAAGACAAAAATCGCCTACTTAAGTGAGACGTTAAAAAGATTGGCTGAAATTAGAAATGAGTTGAGAGGTGGGTGATGGAGTGGATTAGTGTTGAAGATAAAACCCCATTAGATTCAGAAAATGTAATTGCATTCCATGATTGGGGAGATCATCAAAAAATTGAAATTGAATTATGGAGCAATAAGTTTTCAGTTTCAAATGGCGTAACCCACTGGATGTCACTGCCAAAACCACCAAAGAATTAGGAGAAAATTATGAATGCGCCATAGGCCATTCATAACTCAAATGACGAATGAGGAATGAAAAATGAGTATTGCAACATTAATTTTAGGCCAATCAGGCACTGGCAAATCAACAAGTCTTCGTAACCTAAATCCAAATGATGTTTTGTTGATTCAGGTAGTTAAAAAGCCCCTACCTTTCCGTTCGGCTGAATGGAAATACCTTTCAAAAGATGGTGGCTCTATTTATGTAACAGATAGTCCAGAAGTGATTATCAAGCGTATGCAACAAACTTCAAAGCCAATCATCATTATTGATGATTATCAGTATGTTATGGCAAATGAATATATGCGCAGAAGTACTGAGACTGGCTTCAACAAGTTCACTGAAATTGGGCGCAAAACTTGGGATGTATTCACAGAAGCTTCAAACCTTGCAGACAACAAGCGCGTCTACATTTTAAGCCACACAGAAGAGGCTGAATCTGGCAAAACCAAGATTAAAACTATTGGAAAAATGCTAGACGAAAAAATCACATTAGAAGGAATGGTAACCATCTGTCTTCAAACAGGTGTTATCAACGAACAATATATTTTTCATACCAAAAACAGCGGGTTAAACACTGTTAAATCCCCTATCGGCTTATTTGAGTCTGACCATATTGAAAACGATTTAGAGGCCGTTGATACAGCTATCTGTGATTACTACGGAATAGCAAAAACTGAAACACAAACAACTACTGAAACAGCATAAGAGGTAATAATCATGGGTAACTATCAAGCATTTAATTTGAATACTGAATCAGCAAAACAAGCTGATGCAGGTGGACGTATTGAAACTACTGGTAAATACGTTGGTGTAATTAAATCAATGGAGTTTGTAACCTCTAAACAAGGTACACAAGGTTTTGAAATCAACTTTGAGTCTGATTCAAAGGAGTTTACAAACTTCACTATATGGACTGTCAAAGCTGATGGTACTGCACTTTCAGGTGTCCATAAAATCAATGCGATTATGGCTTGTGCGAGTGTTAAGAGCCTCACACCTACGGATCAAAAATTAGAGAAATATGATTTTGATCTTAAACAAAAAGTACAACAAACATGTGTAGTTGCGCCTGAAATGACTAATAAGCGTATTGGTGTTTTGCTACAGCGCGAAAATTACTTAAATGGAAGTGGTCAGCAACGCCATCAAATGAATTTCTTCGCTTCATTTAATACAGATAGTGAATTAATGGCTAAAGAAATTCTTGAGCGTAAAACTTCACCCGAATTACTGCCTAAAGCACTTGATCGATTAATTGCCATGGGTGATGCACAACGTGCGCAGCAAAATGCACCGCAACAATCTGGTGGCTATGGTCAATATTCACAAACTCAAGGTAATCAATCTTCTGATTTAGATGACGACCTACCGTTCTAATTATTGTCAAGAATCGAGGGCTAATGAAAGCCCTCAATCCTGGGGAGGATTATTATGACAACTTTATATGACATTGGATATGACCTAGCTGAACAGGTTGAGCGAATTCAAGATCTTTTAGCTGAAGGTGCAAGTTCCGATAGTGAAGAAGTTCAACTGTTGCTGGAAGGCATGGTTGCTAAAGAAGGCGAATGGAAAGAAAAGTCAAAGCGTGTGGCAAAGTTTGTCCATCAAATGATGTTGGAAGAAAAACTGATAGCTACTGAGGCACAGCGTCTTTCTGATAAAGCCAAACGTATTAAAAGTACATATGGATATCTTCACGATCTTTTACTAGATCAAATGCTTGAGTTTGGTGTCAGTGAAATTGAAGATCCAGTTCTTTCAATCAAGGTAAAAGAAAGTCCTTGGTCTGTAGTTGTAAAAAACGAGGAAGAAATTCCGGCTCAATTTAAACGAGAAAAAACTACAGTCGAAGTAGATAAGCGCGCCCTACTCAATGCTCGTGAATCTATCACTGATATCAAAGGCATTGAGTTCATTAGAACTAAAAAATTGGCATTTAAGTAAGGTGGCAGCATGAAACAAATCGAATTAAACACAATTAGCGGTACTTCTGACCAAATCGCAGAAGAGATTTTTAAGAAAATTATTGGGCCTATGGTTGATGAAATGAATAGCCAAGATAAAGACTCAGCAAAGGTTTTCACATTCTCAGTAATGTGGCTTGGTATGGCTCTATATGCTGCTCAATTTGAACCGCACAATGCCAAGAAAACAATTCAATTTAGTGTTGATCAGTTCATGCAAACGTTCGACAAATTCAGCAAAAGACCGAGCTAAGGAGCAGCAGCATGACAGATTTGAATAAGGAAAGTGAGCTTTGCAACCTGTCTTTTGAAAAGTATTGGGATGATTTCTGCAAAGCTTATGGGAATGGTTTTGACAGATCATTAGCAAAATTATTCTTTGCAAATGGTTGGGGTGAAGCCAAAGCTCAGACGGTGCCAGAGAAAAAGATTTACTTAACCTGTGAGCAATTATATGCAGCAGCAAACTTTGGTGCACCAAACAAAGATCCAGAACTTTTAGAAACTGAATTAACAATTGCTTGGTTTGAGGAAGCTCATAGCGGCAGTGGTTACTACGTTTATATAAGTGAGTATCCAGAAGAAGGTGCAATGAAGCTGGATATTGAATCGGGAGTAGAGGGATGAGTGGAAAACCATTTAAAGACTTAAAAATTCGCTTCCATTTGGCTATTGGTGTTGCTAACGGGGATCGTGAGGACTTTGGGAAATTATCGGATTGGATCGAAGAAGATAACTGGGAAATGATGGATGAGGAAGAGCAGAAAGATACTCTTTCAGAAATTGCAGAGGAATGGGCGCAGCAGTATTTAGATTTAGGAGCGACAGTCGAATGAGTATTTTAGATAAAAACTATATCGTCACTATGCCAGACGAAAGCAAATGGGCAGTACCAGTTCGCATAATTGCTGAGAGTCGCGCTAAATACTATGCGGGTGTTGATGAAGTATCTTTCGAAGAAAGCCTAAATGATGACACCGTCCCTCTCTTCGAATCTGACGATTATGAAATTCATGATTGGGCTGTAAATAATATGAATTGGAGAGATGTTAAAGATCATGCCATCCAAATTGAACGCCCAAGCTTAGATTATGAAGATGGCTGGGTAAATGGCGAGTACGAAGTTAAAGCGGAAAGTAAGGAGGGGTGAAATGTTATTGACTACTGATGAAGTTGAACTAATCAAAACATGTGATGAAAGCCCTGAACAATATATTGCAGTTTTTCAAGGTCAACAGATTGGATATCTCCGCTTAAGACATGGTGAATTTAGAGTTGATTATCCTGATTGTGGTGATGAGACAATTTACTATTCACAAGAAATGCTTGGTGATGGGAAGTTTGAAGATAGTGAACGTGAGCACTTCTTATTGAAAGCTAAAGAGGCAATCGTTAAGAAGTTTAATGAAATGGAGGGGTGAAATGACAGCAATTGCGAATATAGGTAGTAACTTTGTTGTAGCGTTACCACCTTCGGACATCTGGCTTAATGACTCCCAAGCTGCTGAGTTCTTGGGATATCGAGATGTACATTTTAAGGCAGCAGTTTGCTGCCTACCAACCTTCCCTAAACCGCGCTATGTTATTAAGTGCGGTCAAGGGAGACGTTGGAACTTGGCAGAATTATCAAACTGGTTGAATGAACAGTCTGATGATGAGCCTAAAAGAGGACGACCACGCAAACGGGGCTAATCTAGCCTCGTTGCAATTTCGCTTGCAGTAGCATTGTAGTAAATCATTAAGCTTCTTAAATCTTTATGCCCAATCATTCTAGCTAAGTCTAAAACTTCTAATTTCCTTGCAAGTCGTGTACATGCTTCATGCCGGGTATCATGAAAGTGCAAGTCAGTAATTTGACATCTATCTCGTAATTTACGCCATAGCGTATCAAAGCTTTGAGAATTACAAGTAAACACCTGTTTTCTATCTAAGCCTTTTAATAATGTCAGCAATTCAACTGCTCGTTTAGATAAAGGTACATTTCGTTTAGTACCATTCTTTGTTTCATTTAAAACTAAATATCTATCTTTTAAATAAACACGATCCCAAGTCAAGCCAACAATCTCACCAGCGCGCATAGCTGTCTCAATCGCAAAGAGAAAGGCAATAATAATTTGCTGAGTTGAATTTACTGGTACATTGTTATCCCAATTTGCTGCAAGACATAATCTATCAATTTCATCTTGGGCAATTCGTCTATCACGGTGCTTTGATGGTGGGGGTAAAGTCAAGTCGGCCATTGGAGACTCTTTAATCCACTTCCATTCTTTCCGGGCAACAGTAAATAAAGAAGCTAAAATATTTGCTTCACGTCTGACAGTAGCACCCTGCACCTCTTTTAACCGGGAGTCACGCCATTGGACTAAATCGTCAGTGGTAACTTTTGACAACTGTTTTTGACATAACTTTTTATACTCACGTTTAAAGAAAGCCATTCGTTTGACTTCATTTTCATGAGTTTTCTTTTTTATGCTTACTTCATTTAAATAGCGTTCTATAGCTTCTAAAAATGAATGGTCAGGAAGTTTACCATGCGATTGTTCGCGTAATTGAGTCTCACGTTTTGAGGCCCAAGCTCTTGCTTGTGCTTTTGTATCAAAGGTTGCACTTTCGCGAATTCCGTTTACACTTATCTCGGCTCGCCATGTATCGTTGCGTTGTCTAAATGAAGCCAT